AGCCATATCTCATGAGTTAGTACATCACTCTCAAAATTGTAGAGGCGAATTTGATAAAGTCGGTTCTATGGGAGATGGGTATGCTCAAAATGATGAGCACTTAAGAGAAATGGAACGTGAGGCATATGAAGTTGGAAATATGTGCTTCAGAGATTGGGAAGACAGTGTAAAAAACACTACTTATTTTGAACATCTACAAAAAGGAGAAAAAAAGATGTCTACTAAAGATTGGAAAAACAAAGAAGTAACTCAGCTTCTCGCAGAAGCTTGGGGTTTTAAATTTAACTCACTTGATGAGTTTAATGAATTCAGCGGTGAAGGTGAACTTCAAGCAGAAGGTGAAGAAGAAGAAGTTGAAGAAGGTCGTCAACCACGTATGCAACGTCAAAGACAAGACTTAAATAGTCCAACACAATCTAAGCGTGCAACTCGTCCTTCCCCAGAAACGCGCGATGGCGATGATGATGATATTGACGAAGGCGAAGATCACGGCGATAAAAAAGATCTTGATGAAGGTGCTGAAGAGGAACTTGACGAGCAATCAAAAAGTGATTTACCTGACCGTGGTGCAGGACGTGCTGCTGGCGGCCGTCGTTTAGACGAAGAAGAGGAAGATCTTGATGAAGCTGCAAAACCTGATTATATCGATTTAGATAAAGACGGTGACAAAGAAGAATCTATGAAGAAAGCTGCTGCTGATGCTAAAAAGAAAAAGCATGGTAAAGACGACGATAAGAAAAATGAGTCCATTGATCCTTTACAAGAAGCAATTGCTAACTTACTTCGTAAGCATCTTAGAGGTTAAAAACATGTCCGGTAAGTATAAAAGTTGCTCTTAAATTGAGCAGGAATAAGTTTATACAAAAACTATTATTATTACATTCAAAAGAGGAACAAACAATGTCATTAGACAAAGCGTGGAAAGATTTTTTAAATGAGAGTGTTGATGAAAAGACTATCTTTACCTATATTCAAGGTCTCCAAGAAATTATTTCCAATCTTAAGCCAAGAACACTAACTGAAAAACGAAGGTTACAGTTAGCCAAACAACACTTACGTGAAGTTAAAAGATTTGCACGTAAATTGAATAATGATATTGGTGTTCTTCAAGAAAAACTTAATATACTGGAAGAGTCAAAAGGGGATGAATAATGGCGAAAGCTAATACTCATCTCACACACTTAGAAGAATTGGTGCTTACCCAAGGCTCAGCCGGCTATAGCATGGCTAGAGCCTTCCTTCTAGAGCTTTTAAAGGTTCTTAAGGGTAACACCAAGTCTAAGATTCAAACGTCCGTCAAATGGGACGGAGCGCCTGCTATTTTCGCTGGTACAAATCCTGAAAATGGTAGGTTTTTTGTTGGTACTAAATCTATTTTTAATAAAGTACCAAAGATTAATTATACAGAAGAAGATATTGTTAAGAATCATGGGCACGCGCCCGGACTAGTTGATAAATTAACTAAAGCTTTACGGTATCTACCATCTCTTAAAATCCAAAACATTCTGCAAGGTGATTTTATGTTTGACGATGGAATGGTGTCGACTATTGAAGTTGATGGTGAGCCTCATTATCGCTTTAAACCAAACACCATTACATATACAGTTCCTGTAAACTCTGATCTTGGAAGAGAAATTGGTGAGTCTAAGTTTGGAATTATTTTTCACACAACTTATAATGACTTAGATGGCAATGCTAGTTTTGGCGCTGATATATCTGGACTTAGAAAAACACCCGGAGTGTGGTTTGATGATGCGTACTTTGATGACAATACGGGTGTTGTAACATTAACTGAAGATGAAGAAGCTGAAATTACTAGATTAGTAACGGAAGCTGACGAAGTTAATGAGCGTATCAATTATGAGGATCTGCCATCAGCACTTTTAAACATTTATATTAACAGTGAAATTAAAGCAGGTAACTTTTTGGAAGATCCAGAAAGCTCATATGTCGGATTCTTAAACTGGTATTCACAACGTTCACAAAAGAAGATAAACAATCTTAAAAGTGTGAAAGGTAAACAAAAAGCAACACAAAACACTAAACAGACTTTACAATCTTTTAAAGAAAGAAGAGAAGACATAGAGAATATTTTTAGAATTAGTCGATTATTATTTGAAGCTAAAAACATTTTTATTCAAAAATATAATAACGCTGTATACAGAACAAGACATTTTATTGAAAATGAATCTGGAGATTTAGTCGCTAGTAATCCGGAAGGATACGTTGCTGTCGATCACAAAGGCAACGGAATAAAATTTGTTGATAGATTAGAATTTAGTAAAGCTAATTTTGCCATTGATAAAAGTGACAAGTTCTCGCCTGAACTAAATGAAGATGAGGATGAAGACGATGATCCGGTGATTGATGATGAATATCCAAAAACCGTAGCCGTCGTGCCCGGAGCTTTTAAACCGCCACATCTTGGACATTTGGATATGGTGCGAAAATATGCTAACATGGCTGATGAAGTTATTGTCATAATATCAAAACCAACCAAACAAGGAAGATATTTACCTAACGGTCGGGAAATTACTTCTGCAGATTCTCTCAATATTTGGAACATATTAGCCAGTGATTTACCAAATGTAGATATAGTTACCTCAAAAACACACGCATCACCTATCAATGCTGCATATGAATATGTTGGTGAGGAGGGTCCTGTTAATATTGGTGACACTGTTATATTAGGTGCTAGCACTAAAGATGACGACTGGAAAAGATGGCTCGGCGCAGAAAAATACGTTAAAAACGGGGTAAAACTGCTCGATCCAGAAAAAACCGCAGTTAATCCCACAGTGCGCGATAGTGGAGAGCCATATAGCGCAACAGATTTTCGCAATGCGCTCGGTGATCCTAACAACAATCGCGAAGAAATTGCCGACTTTGTTGGAGCACAGAACGTTAACGCAGTATTAGATATACTTGGGCTCGACACCATCGGTGAAATGTCAGGAGCGGGTGCTGTTGGGGGATATGCAGCCCCTTTGGGATATGGGTCGGTTAGACCCAAAAGCAAAAAGAGAAAGAAAAACGAATACATCGATTTAAGTTTGATTGATGAGGTTATGAAACTAATTAAGGAAAGAGGCATTGTAAAATGAACCAACAAGAAGAACAAATCTTAAGACAGAGTATAAGAGAAATTATTCGCTCTGTCAAGAGTAAAAAACTAAATGAAGAAATTCAACTTCGTAAGTTAATCCAAGGTTTTTTGGATATTGAATTTAAAAACTTGAGTGAAAAAGTCAGTGACACGGACCCAACTCCAAATAAGTCTACTGGAATTAATGTTTTGGAACAATTATTAAAAAAGATTGTTCCTATTGTAGAAGAAGATTATAAGTCTTTAACAACAAATAAAGAACAAAGAGATTCTTACAGATCACATATTGTTAACGCTGTAGTTAATACTTTAACTCCCGTTGAAATCAATAATGATGCACACAAAGGTGAGTCTGAAGGCATAGAAGATATGGAAGAGGAGGTATCGATTAATGTTGGCGGTTCTGATGATGATAAGTTTATCGATATTCGCACTGATGCCGAGAAATCTGCAGATGATGAAGAAAAGGAAGTGGATCCGAGAGATTCGTTCGGAGCGGGCGTCGAAGGTGACGAAACTGGGCGTAATGTGGCGTACCAATCGTTCAAAAAAATAGAAACAAATATTATTGATGCTTATGAATTACTTTCAAATCCTGAAGACCAAGAATTGTTTTATGATTATTTAATCGCGAATCTTAAACTTTACTTTAAAAAGTTCGAGCAAGAATTAGAACCATCAGTCGATGAACCTACAAACAAGGCTTATGATATGGCGGCCGCTGATCAACCAGCAACTGAGCCTGCAGGTGATGATGCAACTGAATTAGAGTTATAATGTCTGAAAAAGAAAAAACTATCACAGAATTATTAGAAGATGAATTTGGATCCACTTTAGCTGGAGTTACCGATATCGATAATTTAAAAGAAGCTTTATTTATTGCAAATAGAGTTACTGACGAGCAAATTAAAAAAAATTTACCGGATGATGTTGATCCCAATAATCTAGACTCTATAATTCGACCTGCAAAATATCGAAGAGACGAAGACGGTACCCTCGTAAAAATCAAAGATAAGTTCACTTTAAGAGATCTTATTTTACAAAATCAAGAACCTCAGACACTAATGGCAGAAATAATTGATGCTTACATTAATTCTAAATTAGGTGGATCAGAATAAAATCAAAAAATATTCGTTTTTTACTTGACAAGATAAAAAATCAGTATTATAGTTAAACTGTCAGTTGTGAAAGTCTATGAAAGATTATAGTACTATCAATAAATTAAAAGATCATAATATTATTAATGATCAGTTATTAGTTTGTATTAATAAACTATCACTTGAAGATCTAATCGCTATCAAATTAGAATTATCTACTAATTTACTAAATAACAGATTATATGGTTTAGATATTTGGAATAAGATGGATTCTATTACTAAAGAAGCTTTATTAAAATTTTCTTTATCAGTTACGAAAACTAAAGCTGATGCTAGTAGATTTTTAGGTATCACACAACAGAATTTTAATAGAATTTGTAAAACATATAAGGTATTTGAAAATGAAATTAATTAGTATACTCAGCTTGTTAACATGTGGACCTGCTGAACTTGAAACACAAAAGACAGACACACAATCAAAAGTTGCTGAAGAAATTCCAACTGAGTTTGGTGTTATTGCTGCTGAAGGTTGTTCTCAAGCTTCTGTTGGCTCAACAGCGTGTAATATTGTTCTCTATGACCAAAATAAAGAGGTCTGGCAATTAAAAAATCAAAAAAATAAGATTGTTGTGTTAGATTTCTCAGCTATGTGGTGTGGTCCATGTCAGCATGCTGGTAGTTTTACACAAACTATTCAAGATAGTTATTCTAATGTTATCATGGCTACTATTCTAATTGATGGTTATTATTCAGGTATTGAACCCACTGAGGAAGAAGTTAATGGTTGGGTAAGCAATCATGGTATTACTACAGCACCGGTTTTGTATGCCAGTAGAGAGCTAATATTCGATACTACTGGTATTGGTTTAGACGGATACACTATAACTGGGTTTCCTACTTATGCTTATGTGGACACAGATGGTAAAATTCAATATATGCATACTGGTTTTAATGAATTGTATGTGAGAAATATTATCGAAGGTTTACAATAATGTGGAAAGTTTATAAATACGATGGAAATTATATTCAGGGTGATTTAGTTAGCAAGCATTCATCTGAAAATGCAGCATTAAAAGCAGCTAAAAAAAATATTGGTCACACTCACACTAAAAAGAAAAAAGTCAATAATGAAATTAGAATTTGGCTTGATAGTGTTAATCATACACCTATGGGTGTCATAATAAAAAATACTAGAGGATCTAGTTAGTATAGATAACGGGGGTGCCATGGTTTCGACAGGGTACTAAAGAAAAATAGTGCAAGCAGGTTAGATACGACCTTAACAGTTCAAAATAATTTAGTTGCAAATAACAACTTACACTTTGAACAGCGCTTAGCCGCTTAGTAGGGAGGCTGATTAGAGCCTTCTATCCAATCTAATCAAAACAACAGACAAGTTGTGAAAATCAAAAAACTTATCGCAACAGGATGGTAAGCGATATTTTATAACCATCTATCTTTGTCAGTTTGTGATAGAAACTGAATAAGCTTGTGAATGACTACAATTGGAAGTATTCTGGACGCGGGTTCGACTCCCGCCACCTCCACCATCTAAAGGAATACTATGAATATGATTAACTGGTTGCAAAATTTTTATAGCAACGAAAAAAAAGAAAAAATAATTAATAGAATTGTAAAACCAATTGATTCAATTGAAGACGCACTTTGGGATATTAAAGAAGATTACGATCTTGAAACTGAAGAAATTGAAAAAACAGTTCTTGACAAAAGAAAAAATATAGAGTATATGTATAAGTCTATAAAAGAAAAAACTAATGGTGATTTATGAGTGAAGAAAAAAAAGCAACTGTGATGGTCTCTGGTGGCTTTGACCCAGTTCATGCTGGACACATCAGAATGATTAGACACGCAGCGCAATATGGTGATGTAATTGTTATCGCCAATTCAGATAATTGGCTTTACAGAAAAAAAGGTTTTGTTTTTATGGAATGGGACCGCCGCGTTGAAATTTTAAACGCTATCAAAGGTGTTATTTTAGTTGATTCAGTTGATGATACCGATGGTACTGTTTGTGAAGCTATCACCCGACATAATCCCACCTTTTTTGCGAATGGTGGTGATCGAGGCAAATCTAATACTCCAGAGCAAGCAGTTTGTGAAAAGCTTGGTGTTCAACTTTTATGGGGTATTGGCGGCGAAGAAAAATTAGATAGTTCTTCTGAGCTTGCTAAAAAAGCCCGAGATTTTAACTCTCCTGAAAAACGTGGTGATGTAAAACATTCCGGTCGATGATTTAGTACTGTATTTAGAATAATGGGCAATGAAAAAACTTTAAAACTTGATTCTTCATATAGACCAATTGAAGTGATAGACGCTCTTGAAGCATTAGTTCTTTGTTTGGTTGGAAAAGCGCAAGCACTAGAAAGCTATAGCAGTGTAATCAATTCAGTAAGCGAAAGTTTTAACTTACCTGCAGTAATTGTACTTAAACGTATTGTAAAATTCAGGTCC